TACAACATATTTGTAATCAATATTTTCTTGTTTCATTCTAGTTAATTGTTTCATATTTCTAGGAAACCCATCTAATATATATCCGTTATCTGTATCATCTTTGCCTAGTCTATCTTTTAATGCCTTCATAACTTTTTCGATAGGCACTAGATCGCCTCTATCCATAATCTTTGCAACTTCAGGATCTTTTTTCTGTAAGTCTCTCATCATATCACCTGTATAGATATGTGGTATATCAAAATGGCCTGATATATATTTTGAATATGTTGATTTGCCTGAGCCAGGACCACCTATCATCACGATAGTTACCATACTAAGTTCTTCCATAAACTGTTTTAGTGATTTCATCCTTTGACCCAATCTTTTGCTATGTTAAAGTTTGCTCTACTAAACTCCATTCTATCTACAAGTTTTACAGCACCTGAAGATTTAATCGCAACATATCCCTCTGGACTGGTTACTCTAAATCCACTATCTGTTTTTAAGAATGTGCCTATACTTTGTACACTTCTTAGTTTGTTTAGTAATAAGAGTTTAGCATTTTGTAATGACAAGTAAGTTGCAATACAGAAATATAATCCCTCAGAATTGCCTTTTATAAATCTTACGCCTGCCTCTTGAATATCTTTATACTTTCTCTTTGTATTAGGTTGTTTTACCTTATCTATTTCTTGTTGTATTCTATCTCTATAAAATCCTACAAATTGACCTGTGAGTTTTTTTGTATTACCTAATGGTGTACCTGCTCTTATGAATGAGTTAAAGTATGCCTTTAATTGAACACCAACAGACAATATATTTGTATCTCTTTTAAGTTTATCCATAAAGATAGATCCTTTACCTACTGAACCCATAGCCATTCTTAATATATTATCAAACTTTGCCTGTTCACTAGAACTAAACTTAGCACCAGTAGCGTCTTTGTAGGTTGCGTCATCAAAAAATACACTTCTTACTTTTCTAAGACCTCTAACATTTGCACCAAAACTAGCACTCAATGTTGAGAATGATTTACCTCTATATGTTGTATGGAAAATAATGCCGATATTAGCATTTGCGATTCGACTTGCAAGGGGAGTTCCGACAGGTACTGCATATGTAATAGTATTAGGAGTGAATACAATATTTGATTCACCTTCAATCTTAGCAGTTTTTAATTCACCTTTTGTAAATAATAAGTCCCCTTGTAAGATACCTTTGATACCTAACTTTCGCAACTCCCTCAAGCAGATTTCTAATTTTTCAGCCACAGCACCAGTATGATTCTTTCTGATGTCTGAGGATGTGTAGTTAATTTTAGGAGTTTTATTGAATACAGACTTTGTACCAACAAAGAAACGACCGTTGTCAGGATTAGTACCACAGACTATTGCTGGTGCACCATCCCATTTTACGGTCAAACTTGTTCTCTTACCACCACCAGAAAACATTTGTCTAATAGACTTCAAAAAATTTATGGCGTTTAACGCCCCACTACTTCCATTATTAATTATATCATCTTCTAAGTGTTCTAGGTGGGTGTTCTTTGCCTCTACGAGGTACTGTAAAAACCCTTGCATTTATTCGCCTTCTCCATTTATATAATATAGAATTCACTTTCAATACTATTTATATTATTTATAGCCCCTATACAATAACTTTAATCCCATATAGGCGCCTAATTTTCCTTTTTGTTTTGCCTCTCTATATTCACTATCACTTCTAATTGTCATTAATAAAGTTAGTTTATTTCTACCTGAGTGAACATCTATAAACCATTCTTGTACAGACGAGGGATTTAAATATGCCCTAACTTTATCTATCTTAGGAAATATTTTAGCAAGTTTATCGCCTTGTTCACTTGCACTATTACCTACGGCCTTAACTAATATCAAAGGCACATCCTCACTACTGCCAGGTGTTTGTAATCTAAATTCTTCTTTTATCCATTGTTTGGTGGCCTTTAAATCTTTATTAATCATATTACACATATGTTCTCTACAAACTTTATTTTGTATATTATAAAAGTCATCAAACTTTTTAGGATTTGATAAGAATAATTTTAGAACATTAGCCTGAACCTCAGGTCTAGGTTTTTGTGCCTTACCTGATATATCTAACCAGTTTTCTGAATTTAAACTTTTAGGCATACCTGGTATTTTAGAATAACATTTATTCCATAGTGCTCTTTTTAATTTTACCTCTGAGGTACGATCAGATTTAACCCACATATCTTTTTTGATTGTAGTTCTAACATAACTATTCATCTTAGGCTCTGCTGACTTAGCAGATCCTGCCTTTAAACTGACACCTAATATACCACCCTTTTTAAAAAAAACAAATATATCACCAGCATGGCTTTCAGGAACACCACTAGGTTTTGCTCTGTATCCCCAAACTACTTTTTGTATAGGATTTCCTCTATTTAACTCATACAAATATTTTTGTATACCAACTGCATTACTTAATTTTTCTTGCAACATAGATGGTCTGATTTTTGCCGTATCTCTAACAAACTCATAACCTGAATCAATATCACCTTTATTAACAAAAGATTTACCACTTTTACTTGTATTTAATTGTTTCTTCTTTGCTAAGTCTAAAATGTAATCATACATTTGATCTGCACTAGATAACTTGCGACCATTATTAAATGCTAGTGCTGGGAATAATTCTGTTATTGTAGAATTTATAGTAGTTTGATATCCGCCTGATAGGTATTTCATACCTATATTTATGTTTGAATATTGCCTATTGTGAGAAACTTGACAACACCACCATTAGGTTCCCATTGTTTATGTTTATTTTGATGATCAGTTATTGCGTCTGTATCTTCTTTAAAAAAGTTCTCACATAGAATAGAACCTGTAGGTTTCTCTACACATTGATATACTATCTGTTTACCTTTCTTGACCATAACAGTCTCATAAGATAACTTGACATCTTTTTTAGGTGGTCTTTTTTCTCGTTTTTTTCTAGGCATTTTTTCCTTTATTGATTGCATTAACTAATTTTTGTCTATTCTTCTCGCCGAGTTCTCTTACTTTTTTATTCCACTCCTCGATTTCTTTATCTACTTTTTTCTTTTTTCTCTTTGTCATTTTACTCTATTACCTCTCAATGCAAAAAATAAACCACCACAATAAAGTAGTAAATGAAAATGCTCATACATCAACACATACCATAAACTCTCTGGTTCTAATATTAATATAACACCTGTCATTATACCACAGATAACAATACCTGAAAATCTAGTAAGCATATCACCTACCCCAGGCCTAAGTGCAATCGTAAGACCGCCTACGAGTAATCCTATACCCGCAAATAATTCACCCCAAGCAACAAAGAACCAGACTGTCATAGGTAGGCCAAATGCCTCTGCATCTGAAATATCAACAGGTAACTTTTGCAAACCTTGTAGTATGAAGATTATACCTAATGGTACTCTTAACAGCCAGTTTGCACCTTTGAAGTCTGGTATCTTTTTTAAATATTGCTCAAGTGTCATCATTATAATTGACTTATCAATTCAGGTAATATTTTTTTACTTTTACCGAGTGTCTTAGCACCAGCAACTGCGTCTTTGTTTGATGTATCACCACCAACAACTACTAGTGCGATCATACCTAAACCTTTATGTGGTGTACATTGATATAGATACACACCAGGTACTTCAAATGTAAATGAATATTCTTTATTCAACTTACTCTTTTTAGGCATTTCAAATCCATCAGGTCCTGCAATAAACTCTACATTGTGACCCTTATCTGTTGGCAACCAAGTAATTGTTTCGCCTACATCTACTCTAGATATATCTTCAGAATAGACCATTTTAGCACCATCATCTCTTTTGTTTAGCATATCAACTGTTATATCAGCATATGCAGGTGTTGTTAATAATAAAATTAAAAATGATATTATATATTTCATATTTACTCCTTATATTTTAAAATCTGAAAATTTGTTTAATCTTTTTGCCGTCTCTGTATTATCGAATACAGACTTTTCTGGTTCGTCTTGTTGATTAGCGTCAACCATATCTTCTTGGGCAGCCTGTTCTACATCATAAATTCTCATCTTAGAACGATCAACACCTAGCATAAACTTACGATTTATTGTAGGATCATTATATCTGTTCTTTAATTGTTTTACAAGAAACTGATTTTTCTTTTCTAGTTCTTCAGTAGATATTATGGCAAACATAAAGTCAGCAGTTGCCGGCAGCCCAAAACTTTCTGAAGTATCTTCAAGACCAATATCGGTACTTGCATAACCAGTTCTTGTAGTTTGTGTTGCAGAAAAAATAGGTAGATCAAATTCTACTGCAAGACCTCTAAGTTCTTCAGCAATAGACTTGACGATTGTATAAGAGTTAGCAGATGAACCTGCCTTTAGTCTAGATGATACACATAGATTTAAATAATCAATATAGATAACATCTGGTTTAAAACTTTTCTTGATTGCAAGTTCATTAAGTAATACTTTAAAATGACCTGCGTGAGCAGAGGCAGTAGGATATTCTTTGATAATTAATTTGCCTTGAGTTTTTTCTTCTAATCTTTTAATCTTATCCTGATACATCAACTTAGGTAGTTCAGGCAAATCACTCATAGCAACATTCAAAAGATTAGAGTCAATTCTTTCAGCAATTCTTTCTTCAGCCATCTCTAAAGTAATATACAATACATTCTTGCCTTGTAATAAATTTGCAGCTGCAAGATGACACATAAACAAAGTCTTACCAACACCAGTGCCTGCAAGAGCAATATTCAAAGTCTTTGTAGGAACACCACCTCTAGTGATACGATTCATAAAGTCTAAATCAAATTCAATTCTTTCCTCTTTCTTATGGTAGAAATCGTATCGTTCAGTAGACTCAGGAATATAATCGTGACCGATCTTCTCATCAAAAGATACTGACAAGGCATTAGATAAAAGTTCAGGTAAGAATTCAGGTGTATGTTTTTTATCTTTGCCATCTAGTATCTGAATACCATCCATGATAGCATTATGTATGGCACGATCTTTACAAAACTTTTCAGTAGTTGATATTAACCACTCTAAATTAATTTCTTCTTTTTGAAATGTAGCGATTGTACTAGTGATGTTTTGAAACTCAGAATCATTAATATCTTTTCTGCCATTCAATTCTATAGCAAGAGTTTCATTGGTAGGTTGTGCGTTATATTTTTCATAGAATAAAGCAATCTCTCTAAAGATTAACTTCTCTAATCTATCTGAAAAATATTCTTCTTTAAGAAATGGCAACACTTTTCTAGCATACTGTTCAGTATGTATTAAGTGCTTAAGTGCTGTTCTTTCAATTCTCTCTTCCATTCAACTCCTGATCCATTACGGTTATTAAGATATCTCCGATATGATTTATAAATTCTTGACTATCTGTATCGGCATCTATAAAATTTTTATCTACTGTATAATCGAACTTCATAGGTAAATTACCATTCTCATCTTCTTCTTTTGCGAATTGTACATTACCATAATGATATATTATATCACAATAAGGGCCGCTGGTCAACTTAATTGAGGCATATTCCTTGTCAGGTCTTTCAACAAACACATAATCGACTTCGTGTTTAGGTAGACTCTGCTTCTTCTGCTTCGATACCATATTTAAATTCTTTGGCCGCAGCCTTATCTAATTGTTCTAAGATTTCTTTAGTAAAATATTTCTCTGGATCAGAGTTAATTGTTTTTTGATACTGTTTAGTACCATCTGGTAATTCTATTCTTGTAGATACTTGTTTGAAAATATTATGTTTCAATGCAAGGTCAACTAAACCGTAGTGTTTATCTAAACCTTTGTCATAAGTTAATCTTACATCAACCATTTTATTTTCTTTTGTAAGTCTTGATTTTTGATTTTTACAATGAATTATATTACCTATAATTTCTGTCCCATCTTTTTCTTTTCTTTTAGAAAGATAGACGATAGAACTGGCTGCATATTTCAAACCAGAACCACCGCCCATCTCTTTAGTTGGGAACATAGAACCAACCACATCATATGTATGGTTAGTAATAATAAGGGGAACTTGAGCCTTGCCTAATTTCAATGTTAAAACTCTAAATGCAGCCTTAACAATCTGGGCTCTTGTCATATCTCTTGTCTCTTTACCTGCTTCAGTATCTTCCATCTCTTTCGTTGTTGATAACATACCAAGACTATCTAAAACTAATAACATAGGTTTTCTATCAGCAGGATCTTGTTCAATATATCTATCTAATACTTTAATTGCCTGGTGTCTAAATTCTTGTACTGTGGTTACAGGCATAATAATCATACGAGAGGAATCAATACCTCTATCTTCAATCATATCTTTTGTTAGTGCAGATTCACTTTCAAAGTAGATAACACCAGCATCTGGATTTTCTTTTAAGAAGTTGTCAACTACACCCAATACAAAGAAAGTTTTACCTGTAGCACTCTCACCAGCAAGGGCAGTAATTTTATTAGCAGATAAACCACCGTGAATGGTACCTGATAGTAGTCCATTAAATATATAACTTCCAGTATCTATAAAGTTTGAGACATCA